TTTGAATTGACATTATGCAAATCTCCTACTTGGTTGGCTCTGACGTCCACGTTCAGTCACAGCATAGATAAATGCAGGATCTCTTGCCACTAGACTGCGGAAACTTTGAGCATCAACTGCTTGTATAGTATAGTTTACGTTTGTTACCATAGGAGCAGGATTATTGCCACCAGTTAGTTGATTATTAGGAATAATCTTACCTGCCATGTTTGGAATAAACATTTCTGGTCCACGTTCTCCCACCATATAACCTTGCCCTGGATTAACTTGACCTCCAGCAGCACGACCTCCAGCGAATCTAAAGAAATTCATTAACATGCCACCGCCCTTTTCGTCACCAAACAGGGCAAGGAATGCCTTTTGTGCTTGGAGACGTAGGAATTGTGCTATCATGTCGTTAATAAGTCCTTTGAATGCTTCTCTAATTCCAGGAAATCCGCGTATCATGCTGGCAAAGATATTTTCAAAGCCACGACTGAATATTTCAAAATATTCGCGTGCTTGTTCAGCACTATTTTTTGCTCTATCTACATAGTTCTCAAATGCTTCACCCCAACCTGTATCAAATCTGCGACTTGCTACAACCAATCCATCTAAATCAGCCTTAAGTCCAGCGGTGGCCGCTTTTACTTGTTCTATAGCACGGTTAAAACCTTCCTGATCAACTATCTCGCCTTCTACGGTAAATGCTTCAGTTAAGGCACGAATTGAATCTGTTCTAAACTTATCAATTTCTCTACGGCGTGTTAATAGATCTCGTTCAAATCCGCCTTTACCTAATAGACTGCGTTCAAAGGCAACATCACCTCTACGCTCAACAATACTTTTTATAACATCGCCTACTTGTTGATATCTTGAGATTTGATCATCAATTGCTTGAGTAGTATTTTTTACCTCCTGTGTTATTGCGATTTGAGATAATATATTTTTTGTATTGGTATTATAGATCTTATTAACTTCATTGGCTTCATTTTGTAAGATTCTAATTCTACCAGATAGAATAGCATTTTGTTCTATTTCATTGGCTTTAAGAGCGGATCTATCTTGTGTTAATTTTTCTATCTCACGATTGATTGAGCCAATTTTATCTCGTCTCGCATCTTCTAACGAATTTACAGCAATGGCTATTTCTTTTTGGTCTTCATTTAATCCGAGAATGTTTCTTTCAAACTTTAATTTTTCTTCGGTATTTTTAAGATTTTCTTTTAATATTTCAAGACTCTGCTTGCTTTCTAATCTGGCCTTGGCAATACCATCAATAATTTTCTTTTGTGATTCTAGGTCGTCTTTGGCTTGTTTTTGCCTACGACGAAAGTCTTCTAATTCAATATTACCCTCTCCTCGTCCTGCTCCGGCAGTCGATGGGGGACTAACTAATCCAAATGTCACTATACTGGCATATTCTCTAACCTTATCAATTACTCGTTGAATATTATCCGCTACATATCCCCAATAGGCCGCAAGGGCACCTACGATAGGAACTATTAATGGTTTCAATGCTGCAAACACTGGGCCGGCTAATTCAGCGACAGCACCAGCTACTGCTAAAATTATTACTTTTAGTCTAGCAAAAATACTGCTAAGTTGAGCAGTAGATTTCCAAATTATGCCAAATGCTTGATATAGATTTTTTATAACTTCAATAAATGTTTTTGCTCCACCTGCTACAGCATATATGCCATCTTTTAATAAAATAAAGAATCTAATCACTCTACCAGCAACGAACAAAGTGGCGAGAGCCATTCCTAATGTTAATATTGCTTGAATAAATCTTGTAATTGTTTCTGGTGGGATACTTTTAATAAAATCATTTATTGGTTTCAAAACAACTAATATTTGAAGTTTGAGTTCAGTCATTGCCTCACTTAACTTGTCAGTGGCCTCGGCTGAACTTTTAATAGCAGAAACAAATTGAGCACTATTTGCTCGTGCGGCTCCAAATCCTTCACCAACACTTTGAAGATTTACCGATTTAAATTCTTTACCTAATAATTGAGCACTAAGTCTATTGCGTTTCGAAACGTCATCAATCTTACTCAATCCCTCTATGGTCTTCTTGAATATATCTTCGCTGCTTAGAGTTTGTAGATCTCGGAGACTTACACCAATATCCATAAAAGCAGCACGAGTTTCTCCGGATTTACTTGCGGCTTCGTCTATACCTACAACCAATTTGGATATGGCCTTTTGTGCCCCATCAAAACTTCCACCACTGGCTGCAACAGCACGACTGAATCCCAATATGGTATCACTACTAACCTCTGTGGCATCACTTAGGTCTTGAATGCTATCAGCAAGTTGATTGGCCTGTTGAATTAATGCACCAAAGCCAATGCCTAAAATTGCCGACTTTAGACCAGCAAAACTATCTTTAAGTGTTTGAAGACTGCGTTGTGCTTGACTGCTATCAACTTCAACTTTGATTGTGGTATCTGCTGCCATGTTATTTGATCCTTGCTATTTGTTTTAGTTGCTTTTCTAACCACTTGGTAAAAGGTTTAACAATGCCTTGCCCCTTTGTCTGTTTACTCCAGTTATTATCCAAACGTTCAGCATAAGGATAATCAGCATGTATGGTATTCTTGTTTTCTAAACGAGTTTCTCTACGCGCACGGCCAGTATCAATTGGGGTTAGACGACGAAATTCATCTAACCCTTCTTGAGGTAATCGTTGAATTGCCTGAACCTGCTTTGAAATCTTTTTATCAATTTTAGCAGTATCAACCTGTGTAGAAACTTTGATCATATGCTGTTTTTAATAGCCATTAAGTGTTCTTCACTGTAATGACTAAAATCTCCTTCTGCTTCTGCTTGTTTTACCTGCTGATATCTAATTGCTGAATTACAAATCCACATGTCAAATGTTGTGGCACGCTCTAACAATTCACTGGGCAACATGCCATAACGCTGTGCCATTGTGTCTATGCTTAGAATTGTGCCCATACGATTTGAGTCCCAATTAGATTCAGCCTGTGTTACTTTCCCAAGACTTCACTCATCTTGTTCATAACACGAATTAACACATCAGTTGGTAATGTTTCTTCGCCGGTCAATAGAGGTTTGCCATTCTCATCAAGAATCATTTCTTTGAGAACGAGAAATATATTTTCCACATTACCACCATTTTCACTGGCAAACTTGAAAAATGTCTGTAAGGGTTGGCGATCCCAAACGAACCATTCAATGGGCTCACCATATTTTTTGACGATGTCAGCATCATCGAGAGTCATTTTAACAAGTTGGGGTTTTGCGATTAGGTTATTGAGTTTCATCTTTCTGTCTTTCCTTTAATTCATGTATTGCAGCAAGAATAAATCTAATTCTTGCTATGGCCTTGTCTAAATCACCTAGAGCACATTTTATTTCACCTATGCTCTTGGCTGATTCGGCTTCGATGCTCTTGAGAACATCCTCAGTAGTGTATTTGCTTACATACATCTTCCTGAACCTTTCTTTATAGTATTTACAAATTAAACAAGAAAGGGCCCAGATTAACGGGCCCTTTCACCAATTTAATTAAAAATTAAACTGTTCCAGCTGTTAGGTCGCCGTCTACTGAAATAGTAAGCGGAGAAACCCACACAGGTGCAGTTGGCGAAACTGTCATGGCAAGGTTAGTTACATAACCCTGACCGCTAACATATTTGGCACCACTAGCTTGTCCATTAAAATAGACACGGAAGTAGACAAGATCCTTGTCTGCACTTAGATCGAAAATTCCAGGAACACCATTGCTACCACTGAAGAATGCTGTGCTATCAAGCACGAAGTTTCCACTGATAGAATTTGTTGCTGGGGTTGCTACGGATTTTTGACTCTGGCTGTCCAACTGAGTCCAGTTAAACACCTGATTTTGGTTGTTTACAGTTATGTCCTGCAAGGCCGGAACTACATATCCACTGCTGGTTGTTGAGATACTAGCAGTTGAAAGTTGTAGAACAGCGCGGCTTGTAGGACTCGAAACGTTAATATATGACATTTGTTTGTTCCTTTATGTTGTTGCGACATTTAGTCTAAACTCGAAAGTATAAACTAAAACGTCCTCTTGTATTTCCACCACATAGTCGCTTTCTGTTCCAAAATTGACTATGCCAGTGAGGTCTCGGGCACTTAATATGCTGGTTATTGCTTGATTGAGTTGGCTTGGAGGATTCTTAGCATCCGTCGCAAGGTAAACTTCCGCGATACGATCATTTTGATAGACATCCTGTCCTGGACCTACGAGAGCAATTAGAGTAGTTTGTTCCACTCTATCTGGTCCTACATAGATCTTCTTGAGATTTTTTCTGTATAAGGGTTGACCATTTTGATCCCACGGCAATTCCTGACTAACACTGAACTGTGTCAATGTTGAAGTGGCTGTGGTAATTGCTGCGAGTAAATTTGATCTCATCTTATTCTCACTAGATTAGTTTTGACTGGCATTCTTTCTGCTGGAGTGACCGAACCGGTTCCATTGAAATCATACCAAGCACCATCATCTAATATCTCCTGGAAACGCTGTCTAAACTTTTGATCAAATAAACCAATTTTCTTTTGCTCTGCTGAATCCTGCACACTAAAATCCGCAATTTTAGGATAGATTAATTGACTTAATGCATAATATACACATAGGTCAGTAAAATCATTCTGTCTTGCTTGGATTTTATTTGCTTCAGGAGCAGGAACGTAGATTTGGTTTGTTGTATAGATATCGGGGTTTAGATTACCTCCGCTTTGACGGATGTAATAGGTCTTCCACCAATCTGTCTGTTGAATCATTAGTAAGATCCTTTCTGTGGCTCTTACTAAATGATCTTCAACAATGGACTCCGACAGTCCCTCATTGGCCTCGAAAAGTCTTTGGTCTGTATTGGTGACATCACTATATTCCGCGAACGAAATAACATTGCCACCTACTATAATGAAAGCCATGTCGGACTCCTTGACAAATTAGTTAATTACGCCTTCAGCCGTAATAGCAACACCGTGTGTGCTCTGAACAACAGCAGCACCAGCAACAGCCTTAAGAACCATGTCGGTAGCACGAGCAGCAGGTAGATATAGAGTGTTAAGATCTAAACCACCACGCTGTGCAAGACCGATAGCACTAGGAGCAAACACACCAGCACGATATGCTGTTGCACCGCCAGTTGTGACAGCGCCAACTAATGGGCTTTCCATGATATTTACATTTGCAATGCTACCCAAATAGAATGCGCTTAGAACGCCTTCACCAACGCCGCTTAGTGCAGGAACGTTAGTCTGAGCAACATATGTTAATTGCTTCTTAATATTATAGGCCTGCGCCGGATGCACAACTGCGAAGAAAGGACCTGTTAGTTTACGAGCACGTAGAGTAGCAGCAGCTTGAAGGATCAAGTTAGCTGTTAGTTCTGTAGAAGTAGATCCAAGATCGCTTGAGAAGCTTCCGAATGTGCCCCAAGCCATTGTGTCTAGGCTTTCACCGATTGCACGACCGCTTTGGTCAGCAAGTTGAGCCATGACATCACCGTAAGAGCTGTCTCTTAACATATCGGTAATTTGGTTATATACGACGTGCTCTTTCAATGTGATTGTAGGAGCAGTTGTGTTTGTGGTCTTAGCAGTTGCAACACTCTCGTCGTCGATGATGTCAGCACTGATAGAGGCCCAGACGGGAACTTGAACGACTTTACCACTGTTAAATGGAACGTCATAAACTGTGGTCATTGCACGAGCAAGACTAGTTTCATAAGCAGCAAACTCAGCGTCTGCTACGAAATTGGCAAATAATTCACTGTTAATATCAGTGTTATTGTTTGATGGAAATGGCATTTTATTAATCCTTTAAGGTTAAGATTTTTGTGCTGATCTTGATTCCTTATAAAGCTTCCTATGTTCCGGATTCTTTAAATCTAAGGACTTTAGATCTATTTTGCGAGAAGTTTGATTAATATTGCTCTTACCCTGTGTTGTGCTTGGGGTGGCAGCAACAAAGTGAGGATTAGTTTGTAAAAACTCTTGAACTAAATCTTCTACTTTGAACGGCGTGCCTTTGTCAGAGTATCTAACAGCACCCTTGCTGTCTAATACCTCAACCTCACCATTGTCGTTGACACGCACTTGAGGTTTCAATAGTTGCTTGACCTGCTCTGGATTAACAGAACGAAGTTGTGCGGCTACATTAACCAATGGCACATCTACAGTATAGTTGCGTATAATCTCGTCTCGCTTCCTAATTTCTTGATCCTTCTTATTTGCTAACTCTTGTAGGATATTTTCAAACTCACCGCGCTTTTTCTGCTCGTCAAGTTTGCGTTTTTCATAATCCTGTTTGATGTTACGCAATTCGTCTGGATCGCCTAACTCTTCAAAAAGTTTCTCATATTTCTTTTGAACAGAACCCTTGGTCCTGGCCATCATATCATCAACTTCTTTCTGAGTGTATGTTCTTTCTTGTGCCTGGTTATTTTGAGACCCACCAGTTGAGTCATTAGCCAATGTGTTATCGGACATTGTCGCCTGCCTTTCAAAGTAAAGTAATCTTGAGGAAATGTGCAGGTAGGTTAAACCAAACACCTGCACAATCCATAATAGTATTTATAGAATCCCTGAGAATATGGTTATTAATATTTCTTTTTCTTGCCTTTTTTCATTTTAGACCCTGTCTTATTTGTTCTAATCGTTGTCTATCTTGTTGTATTAAAACTGGAACAGGGGTTGAAAATCTTTTATATCTTGGATGACTAAACAACCATTCACAATTGGGATCTTGTGAATCCCTACTCTTACAGATCTTCTTTAATCTTCGTGGAGTTATTTGAGGATAGACATAGATCCTGGCTTGAAAAAGTCCAAGTGGTAATATCTTACGACTACGCACTATGTCTATTTGTCCCTGATTCCAAGCAGATTTACTCCAAGGGCATTCTCGTCGAATGCTCTCAAAATATTCTGCCCAATTAACCGCGCTTACGGCCTTTTCCTCTTTTTTTCATTTTAGTGCTCCTTTATGATTTCTTAGTGAACCTAGCCTTCAACCTTTTTGGTGCAGCAGCACGAGCAGTTGAAAGTGCTATGGCAATGGCCTGACCTTGACTCATGCCAGGATGCTTCTTCATTTCATAAGCAATATTTCTACCAATTGTTTTTTGTGAATAACCTTTTTTTAGCGGCATTTTCTTTCTCCAAATATTTTAATATTGTGGGATGATAAGGTTCGCGAGGCATCCATCCGTATGCTTTAACTAACTCACGAACCAGCGGGCTAAAATATAAAGTCTCCATTTACTCACCTATATGAACCCAACCTGCTTGCATTAGAGCCATATGTTGTTCATTAGTTTGAACCATTTGCTCTTCACCTGTCTCTGGATTACGCATGATGTGAGGTTCCGTCAATCTATCCTCACTGATAGCCATAATTTCTTCTTCGTGTTCTGTTTCATCGGGCTCATTTATGATTTCTAATTCTGTAGGCAATGTGGGATCATCTAACATTTCACGCAGACGGAAATCAATTACTGCTAAAGCCTCTGGGCTGGTTGCAGCACTCTTTGCCTGTGCTAATTGCTGGAATTCACGCTGATCATCACGGATTGAGAAACTGTTTGGATATTCAATCTCACCATCCCATGTGCGTTGTTGATAGACCCCAAACAATTCCCATATTTGTTCTTCTGCTAATGCTAAGTTAGATGCTTTCTCACTTAGTTTGGCATTTAGCAATTGAAATTCAACCTCTTGTGCAACACCTGAACTTGTCTTTGCGGCTGTTACTCTCACTCCACCTGTATTTGCCATACGATCAATAGATTCAATTAACTTATCCATAGAACTATGAATACTAGTTATTGCAGCATTGGAAAATTCTAATGCATAGGGGTTCTGACCGGGGTCTGCGCCTTCTTGGAGCATAATCATGGCACCAGCACCGCTACCTACCTGTGCTGTGCTTGGAACTACTAATGTGGGATGTGTGCCTAATCTGATTGCTTGATCCTGTTCCGAAGTTAGGTTGTAGATCATCTTTTGCACATCGGCGACATCATTAATATCACTAACGCCGATACCTTTAACAACACTTCTGCGGTTATAAACTAAAACAGCAGGAATCATACCTAATTGATTTGGTTCTTCTAACTTGAGATAGGCCTCTTGTTTTTCTTCATACATTTCCCAGGTTAGGATACGGTCAGGGAACCATTCTTTAATAACGGTTAATTTATCTACAATCTCTTCAATATATTTGAGATACACTAATTTATAGCGACCATTAGCCTCACGCTCCCACTTCCAATCGCTAACAACGAGTGGGGTTATAAGATTAACATATGGGCGCACACCTGCTGCCAATTCTTGTGCCATAGTTTGTGCACCAATGTTGGGCTTTGTCATAATAACCCAGCAATGGCCGAAAACAGAACTCCATATAGAAACATCCTTCATGAATGCATCAAAACTGCGACCTTCTAAATCACAATCCATTAAGAAATCCTCAACATCCTGTTGTCCAGTCCAAGAATAGAATTCACGCTCTGGTCCTTCACGGAATAAGAAACTCATATAGGTTGAGATAACTGAGGCGCAGTGATTATCAAGTGGAGTTGTCATTAGGCGTTTTTGATATTCGCCATCGCTTTCAAGTTGATAGCGATTTAGGTGTCCGGCATCAGTGTAATCTTTGCCGCCGACATATGATTGATAAAGAAATAGCCAACGGTCACGATTGCGGCTATATTCATTGTGTTTGAGATTTAGTTTTCTAAAATCTTCTAATATTGTGGTATTTGCTATAGCACTCATTATGGGTTCCTTAATTTCTTGCTAATTTATGGCCCCACATTTGAACTGCGGGTCGTTGTATTGGTTGTGTTATTGGGAATAAGTATTCAACTGCATAACGTATGCAATCACCTAAGTGGTCGAAGCCGGAATCTTTATCAGGAATACTGGTCCCTTCCTTATAGCAGAATTTTTCCATTGTTTCAATTGTATATTTACACTTAGGATCAATAAACAATGTAGTAATGCCAAGAGAATTGCGAAGTTTAGCATTTACTGCGTTTATGCCATCTCTAACGCTGGCAGTTACTGACCTCGCCCTAACTTGGAATCCTGCTGCTCTAAGTATTGTATGATCTGTTCTGCCGCCTGCTGAAGTTTTACGTTGGCCACCAGCAGGGTCTGGATAAGCCGTAATAAACTTTTCAGGGTAGCGATTCTTAATTTCTGTGACAAGTTCATCGGTGTTACTTCCAAATATTCTAATTTCGTCTACAATGTGCAATGCATTGCCTACCTTAACAAAAACCACAGCGGTGATTGGATCCACGTTAAAGTCAATGCCAATATGTAATTCGGGTGGCAATGGTTGTGTATAAGCTCTTACATTTTGTGCACGGTCAAAAGCATAGAATATTCTGCCAGAAAAAGTCTCCCACGAGGCTTCATATTCTTGCCTAAAAATTCTTTCATCTAAGGTTCTGCGTGCTGCCTCAATTTCTTCAGGCTTAACATTACCGCCTTGCAATGTGGTATACTGAAAACTAGCCCACTCTTCAGGATATTCTTCATTCATTGTGTAAAGATCATGTGCCCAGTTCATGCCCTTTGGTGTGCCTATGAAAAGTGCTGATCCTAACTTATCACTTAGTGTAGGTCTTAGTGTTTCATACCATGCATCGGGGTGAATGTCAGCAAATTCATCTAACACTAAAAAATCTAATCCAATACCTCTAAGTGAATCATAATTGTCCGCGCCTTTGAGACTGATAACTGATCCGTTTTTGAGGTCAATGCTTAATTCTGTTTCATTGATCTTTTTGGCCCAACGCAATTCTAATAATTTGTTGCGTAGTTTCTTCCAAGTGATCATTTTGGCCTGGCGGTATGAAGGCGCGACATACCAAACATTGCGTTCAGGTAAGCGTGCTCTATAACATAGTTCTCTAATTGAGAGATGTGTCTTGCCAAAACGTCTGCCGGCTATAACAACCTTAAATCTTTGTGGGGCAGCGACAATGGTTTGTTGAGGCAGACTTAAGGGCATTATTCGTCATCACTCCAAGGCAAAGGACTGTTGGCTTCTGAGTTAACTGGGTTGTCACTCATGCCTAGTATATTCTTTGCGAGGAAAATCTGGAGTGCCGCATTGTTATTATTAATAGCATTATGCAGCATGGCGCGGCGTAGACTTTGTTTTAATTGTTCTCGCCCTTTTGCCATTATAGTAGCAAAATTATAGGCTAAAGTATTTTCGTCTATGTCAAACCAAGTGGCTATTTCTTTATTGGTGCAGCCCATTGCAGCCAGTTTGAAAACATCTTGGTCAAAAACAACCTTGCGTCTCACACCTCGGCCAACTTCATAACCAGTTACTTCAACTGTAACAAGGTCTTTGGGTTTTGGTCCAGTTTTCTTTCGGGAGGTGGGAATATCATCTGATTCACTCATAAAGTTATTTATAGGGATGGTAAAATAATTGTTAGGTAATTGGATTTTTCTGTGCTATAATAGTATTACACCAATAATAATTGACTAATGTGTAGGATTCGATGAGACTTGCTCGGGATGGACGGCGAGGCTGCGCAAAGGTTTTAGAGTATTCAGTCAAAAAAACCCGCCGGATTAGGGCGGGCTGGATTTATTTGTTATAATATTCTTCGCGACCTTTTTCTGTTTTTTCGATCCAATCTTTATATCTGGGGTCAGATTCGTCAATATTATAATTCCAAGGTTTTTTTCCTCTTCTTAAAAATGCTGCACTACAGTAAGCCTTCATTTTAATTTCTTTAGCAAGATCTTGGATCATATTAAATTCCTTGTTAGACAAAGCACCATAAAAATCACTTTTAATAAATCTAGTTCTTATAGTATGGCCTGAAACATTATAGATTGATATTCCTTGTTCTTCTAACATAGGAATAATCATTTCACTCCATTCTATTAAATTATTGGCATCTTTAGCAGTTTTAATTAAGAGGTCATACACAACTCGATGTCTTTTCTTCCAAAATGATTTTTTTGCATACCATTTTTTTGTTATAGAACTTGTAATAGGCCAAATTTGATGAGGAGGATATCCAAACATTTCGACTAATTGTGATGTTATTGAATTATAATTGTTATCAGGAGCAAATTGTTTTGAAACTTGTTCTTCAGCAACTACTGCCATAATTTCAAAAATATCATCTCTATGTTTTTTAAGTTTTTCTTTAAACAATTTAAATTCAATAAGATTCTGTGTAATTTGATCTTTAGTTTCCTGAGAAAAACTATTAGTTCCTTTCAACACATAATCGCCGGCCCAAAATTTTTCTCTAAACATTCTAGGGTTAGTCTTATACAAGGTATAATACTCAAATAGGGGTTTAAATTTTTCAATTTGCAAAAACTCTTGATTTATTGGCGGTGTGGTTTTAGGCGTTATATCGGGCAACGACAGATATTTTTCCAACAGCCAAGTGTGCGCTTCAACAACAATATTATCAATCAATTGACCTTTGCTTTTGTGCGAAATCCATGTAATCAATTTAGAAAAATAGATAGGGTCGAATTCTTCGGGGATCCAAATTCTATTATTCGGACCACGAATTTGTTTGGTTCGACTTCCATTAGGATTTTGAACAAGACTTTGGAACTCGTCAAAAATGTTTTTATTGCATTGAAGAATTCCAAGCAGTTGTTCTAGCCTATCCTCGCTGAATGAGGGTTTGTCATCAACATCGTTGAATCTCATAGGAAGAATATAATATGCGTTGGGGTCTCCGCATACAGGTTTCTTAGTTTTGGGATCAATATCCAGTCGAGTAACTCGCCAAATTTCTTGAGTGGCATTTACAATAGTTTTGTAATCAAAGTGAATGGCCGCATGATGTTTTGGGCTATACTTATCATCATACCCTCGACCAAATACCTTGCAACTACCAATGGCATATCGATCGTGCGTTTTTGCTCGTTTAATAGCAAGGGTATGATTCTTAATTGATGCCGAATTATAATCATCATCATTAAGCACTTGCCAAAAAAGTTTCTTGACACTTTTTTCAATGTTTGTATTGCCAAGAACCTTTTTACAAATCCAAGGCCAATTCATTTCTGCCAATTTATTGGTTTTAACCTGATGACTAAATGTAAGCAGTCTCTTAACTTCGGGGTATTCAACCAAAGTTTTTGCCAATGCTACAAGATCTGCAATCAGACCGGCATGCGGATAGGTATTATCAACAGGAACACCTTGCACACGCATATTCCAATCTACACGACCTTTAGCATCCACAAATTCCGGGAACATTTGTGCCACTTCGCTTTCCTTAACGCAGGGCATGATTAGAATCAAAGGTTTTACCAATCCGGCGTTCTCGGCCTGAGCCCAAGTAAAATTATGAGCACAAACACCGTGAATATTGATATTATTCAGACCGTAATCAACAATAGGATCTTTGCCCAACCGTTCGGTTCCGGAACTTCCAAAGGTGATAACACTTTCCGTTCTATCATCCAGAGCAGGAGCAAAAGAAGAATGTGCATTGCTGCAAGGCCAATCGCATTCGTCTCGCTTACGATACCAAAACTTGAATCCTGGATAGTATCGATCCAATTGCCTTTTAATCTGTTCAATTTGAGTGGCATGGTGATACAATGTCAACAGTAGGACACTTTTATCTCCATCCAATGCTTGTTTAATTCTGACCACTGCTTCGGAAACTGAAGTGGTTTTAAAGAAAGGGCTGGAGAGATTATTATCGTTTTCGCCATCAATTACCGAGGTGCCACTTACCACAATAACTTCATCATAGAGACCTTTGGCTCTACGACGCATAACTTCTTCCCAACCATTTTTGGGCAGAGTTTTGCTGCTGTGATAAAAACTTACGCTAACAGGGCGCGGAGTTTTAGTATAGACTGGATTAAACAAATATTCTAGTTCAGCCAGAATAATTGGATCCAAAACACTTTTACCTAGAGCACCTGCTCCAAGTTGATGCCATTTTGGTTGGCCGTGAATTTGAAATGCTTTTTTACCAAACGTGGTGCCGGCATTGACGTAACCATCCTGTTCGGGACCTCGAGAAACAAATCCAAAAATCTTAGTAGTTGGTTTATCTTTTCTCTTAGCGCGAATGTTATTCCAAAATGTTTTGTCGCGAGCAATTTCTTCGACATTATTTTCGTCGGCAACAAATTTGTCATAACCAAAAGTTAGAGGGGTTTGATCTTTCCAAAGGCGAGCATAGTGAGAAAGATCCTGCGCGGTAGTGTTAATGACAAAATTTCGGATATTCTTTAGAGGGTTATTGCGCAGGCTCATCATCTTAGCAGCCTTATCTGTGCCCAACTTTTTATCCATGTGTAGAGTGCTCTTATCCTGATGGATATCAATTTTACCATCAATTCGAGTCACACAAATTTTGTCAATGCCAAAAGAGTTGGCACCTTTTTGCAAAAGTTCCCAACCATCAATTTTGTCAATAATATGCGAAGGAATAGAATGAACATTGTTGGCATTATAAACCGCAACATAGTCATTATATTCCAAATGCCATTCTCTAGTAAATTCTTCAAAAAGGTCGCCGGCTTCGCGAGTTTTATTACCATCGTTCGCGGCCAGAAGTTGAGCAATATAATCAAAAAATGATTTTGTGGTCTTAAATGATTGAAGTGTCTTCATTTTATTCTCCATCTTCCTCATCCATTAGATCTCTGGCGATTTCACACCAATCAAAAACTTCATTGACCAAATTTTTTTCACTCCAACCTCTCATATGCAATTGCACAATACAATTGGTCATCAGACTCAAAATTAATGATTCTTTTCTCTCATCATTTTCATCCAATTCAGGATATTCTTTCAAAATCTTAAAAAAGATTTCATTACCTTCTTCGATTCCAACTTCGATCAAATTATCAATTTTTTTGTCCATGTGAACCTCTGTGTGTTAAAGTGTTATTATTATAGCATAGGTCATGCTACATGTCTGTGGCAAAAAAACAACACTTAGCCAAAAAAAAGCAGTCCGGTCATGACTGCTTTTTCAGAACCTATACTTTCGTCTAGAAAGGTTCTATTTCTTGACAAATACCACAAGTTGGGTTCTATTACGCAAACCATATTTGCGGAGAATATTTCCCATATGCAGTTTGATTGTGCTTTCACTTACATTCAACAATCTTGCCAAATGTTTGTTTGAGCACACTCTTGTCAAAAAGAGATCAAGAACTTCTTGTTCCCTTGGCGTTAGTCTAACATTATCCATTTTTGGTTCCTTTCAAGAACCGGAAGGATTTATTTTAAACAACATATATAAGTATATCTTATTGTTAAAAATTTAGCAAGAAATATTTTAATAAAAAAGCCCGGGAGTGACGAATTCCCGGGCCCAGACTTGGTTTATAGGTAGTTTAGAGATTTTTTATTTTATTGCCGAGAGAATATCGGCGTAATCAGACATAGTAATAGTTTTCTTTTTAGAAAGTTCGGTGGCCTTTTCTGCGATGAAATGAATCTGCGCATCACTCTTCAGCGTTTCTCTTGCAAGTTCTAACAATCTAATAAAAGTTGGGACATTTACTTTAATGACATCTGGTTCCATAATATTCTCCCTGCACAAGTATTTAGAATAGGTTAGGAAAAAAGAATATCGACTAAAGTGTTAGTGTTTAGGTCAAAAAAATGCTCGGGGCTATGACGGACCCCGAGCACTAAGATAAAAGTTCTAAGATATTTGCCTTTTCATGACAACAAGAACCTCATTGCTCTTGCTGTGCTACTATTATGCTGGATCTTTAGTGTCTAAGTCAAGCACTGATTTTACCAAAAATAATTCACAACCTTTTAGGGTCAACAAAGTTGATGTTGGGCTGGGATATCGAATCCAATAACCGTTTTGTTGTGGGTCATGCCAAACATCACGGTTATCCAAATCCTGTTTTCTCACACCACAATTGACTACTTCAAAATTGGTGAGAAAAGCACAACCCATTATAGCAATTCCATGAACTCAATATGCTTGATGGCCAAACCACCACACACACCTTGAGCACGAAGCTGTTCATAATGTTCGCGAGCCATGTCGCGGTCATTATATTCAAAGCGGGCGGTCTTTTGTTCCTGTAGGCGAAGATCAATTTGAAACTTTCGAGGTTTTTGGGGATCTCGAAGTATGGCTGCTGTCTTTTTCATATTTCCTCTTTATTGTAATGGTCAAGGGCATAGCCCATCTTTCTTGCCACCTTGGCACGGAGATGTTCTTGGCGTGTGATTACACGACAGTTATCTGCTTGCCATGGATGCTTGGTGTCCAATCTGAAAAGCACAAGATTATCTGGTTGGCGTCCTCTTTGGTTCCATATGGTCTCTGTGGGCCAGAACGCACAAAAATCTTCAAATGTGAGATTCCAAGCCTCATTACGAAAACGTGCTTGGCTGCGTGCTCGAACCCAAGTTAATCTTCTATCGCGTGTGAATTTATCGGGATACATTTTTTGTCTTGACATATCTATCTTTCTTATTAAGTGGTTCGTAGTTGAGGACCTGTGCTGTGGGATAACCACTGCAATATCTTCCATAGATAAACCATCTATTTAGACCTCTTAGTTCAGCCCATTCTTTAATTGTTAATGTTTTGCGTCGGTAAGTGATCTTTATGGTTCTATCTTTGCGTTTGCTGACCTTCATACATTCACTCCACATTAAATTGCCGGGTTCATAGTCCTTGGTCATGTCTTTGCGTGTGAGTTGACTGTGAAATCCATTAGGTGGAGGACCTAAATGTCGCATAATATAGTTATGGAAATCACGAGCCGAGTCCCAAAATAAACGGATTCCTGCACCACCTACATTTGGATAATCTGGGCAACGCTTATTGTAGACCATTTGTCTTATGGCGGTATATCTGCGAAATACTGGTGATTGGCGAACTGCTCTTAAATCATCTTTCATTATCTTTCTCCTTAAACAAACAAGTTATTAAATGTGGAATTGCGAGCCCAACCATCATAATACAATTGTCCTTTGGCGGCTGCATCACATATGGCCATTACTTCTCGACCTGTTCTTGTATCACTGAGATATAGTGCGTTTTTGTGATTAACTCCGGGAGCTAATTTTCTACAATGTAGGATTTGATCCTTGAGCCATTTGAAAGTATTAATTCCTGGATGATTTAATTTCCACTCATTGTCTTTGATCTGTTCTAGTAAACTGGGCAAAAACATAGTCTCAAATGTCGTCCATGAACTGGGCTTCAAATATTGGCTTTTGTAATTTACTATATCCTCTGTGATGTCAATTATCTTATTGAGGTGTTCTGGTCTCAACTTAATCTTACTAGGCATGTCATAATCTCCTTTTACCTTAGTCATATGTATTATTTATGTGATTTAGATAAAAGGGGTATAAAATAGGGGTCTTTTTGTTCAGTCTTTAAGGAATGAACTGCGTTCATTCAAGATATATGTTCGCTTGCGCTCACCTATATCTTTTTTTTCAAAGTCATTTAACTAAAAAAACAGATCCTATGTAAAGCATTTAGATGTAAAAGGTTTGACCCTGAGCCACAAGGCACCCATCTAAGTGGATGCCCAAAAAATTTGACCCCTCGCACTGGATCGGCAGTTGGATATTTGGCTACGAGTGCTTGTTAAAGCCACCAAATATTATTTTATTGACCGTGTCCTCCTGTTCTGGGCTCTGTGCCATACCCAACCAACCACGATTTTTAATGATTACTTTCAGGTGCCAAATGTAATCAATGACAGGATTGTTACTAAACGCTATGCATTTGTAAAACACGGATTTATTAAGATAGTCTAAATTGCTATCAACCATTTACGATTAGAGAAAGCAGTGGCATACCCCGTATGTTTGCTTTAAGGCATCTCCTTTGCGTAGGAGGTAGTCTCTAAAAGCTGGACTATGGCGATCCAATTTGGCTACCGTCACACATCAGAACGGATTTACCAGCAGTATTACAATCGGCCTGCCAACCTTGAAACCACATAAATTTTAACATTAGTATTTATACTTTACAGAAAAAATGTTAATAAAACAAGAGTTTTTTAGCCAAAAAAAAGCCCCGAGGGGTATTCGGGGCTTGAGCAGGGCATTGCACCCCACTGTGGAGACTCCAAGAAATGTCGGTAGCTGGAGTCAAATTCTTTGATTGCTTTGTATGGACACACCACTGCTTCTACAAGGTTCATCAATCAAAGAACTGTGTTGCTTACGCTTTTTGGGAAATAGTTGTTAAAATTGGCATCAAGGTAAAAAAAGAATCTGCGTAAGCAACACATTATTATTTATTATTTAGAATAAAAAGTCAAGTCTTTTTGGTTAAAATTCTCCACTTTTGATCACAATTTTCGCAGGTCTTTGTCCAATTATCCCAACGACTTTTACTAAACACTACAACCCTGTTTACGACTTCTTTTTGGCAATCACCACAAGTTTTTGCAGCTGGTTTGACCTGTTCCAATCTTTGTTTGAATTCGGCGTGTTCCATTGAGACCTCATTAGTGTTTAGTCAATATAACAGCGATAGCACCGATAACACTGACCACAATAGTTCCGGCGGTTCCCACCATGACTTTGAAGAAATCAAGGCGGAATTTGTTAATATTTTTCTCTAAACCATCTAATTTCGTCTCTAATTTATCAAGTCTTTCTTCCACGTGTTTATAGCGTTCTTGGCAGAGACTGACATGAGTTGGTAGGCTTTCGCTTTCAATATCAGTGCTCATAATTTTATCCTCTCTGATCAATCCAACCTTGTGCCAAGGCCTTGGCCTGTGCTCTAAATGCTTGATAATCAGCATAGGCCTGACCACCATTGTTAATCAGAGCAAATTCTTGATCGATGCTGTAAATGCTTCGAATGATTTTGCTGACTAATTCACTATAGGAATCATTTTTGCCCGCCAGGGCCTCATTTTGTATCCATGAGGTTCGTCCTGGCACGGGGATGTGTGATTCAAATGGAACTTCTTGAGCATTCCAATGTATTCTTAATTCTTGGCCACTGACTTGATAATCAGGAAGTCGTTGACTACTGGTAACTTTCATTATATTCTCCTAAATTAACGAGCAAGTCTTGCGCCAATACTTGCATAACTGAATGAACCATCAGCACTAATTGCATCGGTTGCAAATATTCCACTTGGAGCCACTGTGTAAGTTCCTCCAACACATGGGCAACGATCCGCGGTAGTATCAACATATGGTTGGTCAGCAAAATATGTGGCGCTGCTTCCGCTTGAACTAATTGTGCCAGGAATTATAAATCCATTTGATGTGGCGGTGCTGTTTGTGACCATACCAGTCATCCAATCTCCACCAGTAGCACCCGAAGTGGTCAATAAAAGCATTCCTGTTTTGGCAGTATCACTGAAATTAGCACTGTTATTGGTAAAATACCATTCTGCACTATTAGCACTTACTGATCCGTCAGGATTTACTATCACTCCATCAACAAATGTCCAGACGTTACCATATAGGTTTTCAATACCACGGTAAGTCATAAATGGAGGGCTGTTTGAAGCACTACCTGATGTTGTATCTGTGGATCCATTACCAAATCCATTGCTTTCACCCGCATAACTGTTTCCATAACTGCCTGCGGTAGCAGTATTACCTTCACCAGTAGCCGCTTGGCTGTTTAGAGTTTGATATTCAACTATGAATAGGATTTGGATCGCTGCCCACAATGCCCAATCAAGTTGACGCCATCCAGCACCACGGTTAGATGCAAGTGTTCTATATGCACCACGAACTAGACCAGGCATGCAACGAACACCACTTACGCTGGCCAGTTTGTCGCCTGTGCCTGCTGTGAGATCAACAAGACTGCTATTATCATTTCCACCATAACCATCAATGTAGGTTGAAGCACTGACATCATAAACGCAGGCATCATATGCGCTGATATAACGGTAATCAACTTCCACACCATCTTTCATGAAGGCTGGATGCAATGTGTAACCAGCTATTGGCTTGTTGCTGATACTCCAAGTGTATTCAGTTCCAGTAGATGAGAACTTGTGATAGAACTTAGGAATCTCAACCATGACCTGTCCATCAGTTCCAGTTGTGATAGCTGTGGTTCCATCTGCTTTCTTAGAGGAATCGGTAGCACTGAGGTAATAGACTACATCGCCGCTGTTATTCATAACACAACGACGCATACCTCTGTGAGTTTCAGTTACAACACTGGTTCCTCTATTAATACTTGCTCCAGAACTTGAATTTGCACTATTCCAAGTAAATGATCCAATGCTTACGAAATCTTGTGCGTAAACATAACCATTAACTGTTAGGCCAGCAAAGGTCACTGTGCTTGTGGTATAAAGAGCTTGGTCATAACTTGCTCCACCACCAGCAGCACCTTGTGCGCCCTGAGCACCTTGAGCACCTTGTGCGCCAGTTCCAGCTTCACCTTGATAACCTTGAGCACCTTGAGCTCCCACATCACCTTGTGCGCCTTGTGCACCGGTTGCACCTTGAGGACCTTGTGCACCACCAGTAAATGCTGTGGTCTGTATAGTGTTGTCCGGGAATTCTAATCCACCAGTTTCATTAAACTTCCAAATATTAGTTCCAGCAGTTCCGGCATTGTATGAGGTAACACGAGTGAATGTTTCTTGTGTTAGAACTTGACCTTGGCCACTTTCTATTTTTACACCATAACCACTTGAACTCTTATTTTTAATAACAAGTTCGTGATCGCCTACTGTTCCAATAGTTCCAATTTGATTGCTGGGTTGAATACGAATAGAACCAATGTCACTTACTAGGGATGTTGAAGTAACATTAATTGCTAAAAATTGTGGACTATTAAATGTGTTAAGATCCTGGTCATAAGAACCTGCAGCGCCCTGTGCGCCTTGTGCACCGGTTGCACCTTGTGCGCCCTGAGCACCGACATCTCCTTGAGCACCTTGTGAACCAGTGTCACCTTGAGCACCTTGTGCTCCGGTATCACCCTGAACACCTTGACTGCCTTGAGCTCCAGTTAGGCCCTGTGCACCAACATCACCTTGGAAACCTTGATGTCCTTGAACACCTTGACTGCCCTGTGCACCAGTTAGGCCTTGTGCGCCAACATCACCTTGGAAGCCTTGATGTCCTTGAACACCTTGAGCACCTTGAGCTCCAACATCTCCTTGGGCACCAGTTGAACCTTGTGCGCCTTGGCTACCTTGTGCACCTTGTTGTCCTTCAAGACGAACAATTAAGGCCACAGGATCATTGTTTGAGAATGAGTGTGTGCTGGTTGTTAAACTAACTGGGAATACAAGATATGTTCCCTGATTTGTTGGAGCACCACTAATACTCCATAATTGATAATTTGTGCTATCTGACTTATCTTGAATTCTAAAGTCATCACCTGTGTTGTATAGATCCAATAGATATTCAATGTCTTGACTTAAATTATCAATGTGGCTGATATGTAATTCAGTTGCTGATGTCTGTGTGGCATTGTTCCATAACAAATAATTGCTGCCAGGATCACCAGAGGTGCTGGTTGTCTTGGCCTTATATTCAAATATGCTTGAACTTGTGCCGGCTGAACCTTGATTTCCTTGAGCACCTTGTGCACCAGCGTCTCCCTGTGCCCCAGTTGCGCCTTGTGCACCTACTTCTCCTTGGAAGCCCTGTGCTCCTTGAACGCCTTGGAAGCCCTGTGCACCTTGAACGCCAGTTGCGCCAACGTCACCCTGGAAGCCCTGAGCTCCTTGAACACCTTGGAAGCCCTGTGCACCTTGAACGCCAGTTGCGCCAACGTCACCTTGAAAACCTTGTGCGCCTTGCGCGCCTGCTGCTCCTTGAGGACCGGATCCGGCTATGTAACTGACTTCCTTAGTAGAAGTATTGTATTGTAGTGTAAAGCCGGTTGGTGAAGTAATATTTCTAACTGGATTAACAAATAGACCTTCAGTTAAACTGTTTAATGCCACATTGTCAGCATTAAGAATAATGCTCTTAGATGTTGCAGTGGTTTCACCTGCTCTATTACCAATTGCAATGCTATAAGAACCTTGATTGTTAAAACCAGCTGCGGTTCCAATTGCTATGGCATCTCCCGCCTGATTTGCACCAGCAGCTTCGAAACCAATTGCAATACTGTTGGTGCTTTGTCCAGTTTCTCCACTGCGTCTACCAATAGCAACAGCGCCAGAACTTTGATTGTTAACACCTGCTCCATTACCAATAGCTACAGCATTTTGACCTTGATATTGTTCACCGCTATTTTTGCCTATAGCAACGGCATTTTGTCCTTGATTGCTCAGACCAG